TCCGGTAGCACCCTGATTTCCCTGTGCACCGACAGCGCCCGTTGAACCCTGCGCACCGATATTGCCTTGCGACCCTTGAACGCCGGTAGCACCTTGGGCACCTTGATAACCTTGATGGCCCTGAGTACCGGTCGATCCCTGTGCACCAATGTTACCTTGCGACCCTTGAACGCCGGTAGCACCTTGAGCACCAGTATAACCTTGGTCACCCTGAGTTCCCGTCGAACCCTGCGCGCCTATCTCGCCTTGTGAACCTTGCGAACCAGTAGCTCCTTGTACCCCTGTATATCCTTGGTCACCTTGTGTTCCAGTGCTCCCTTGAGAACCAGTTGTTCCCTGACTTCCTTGAGACCCTGTAGCTCCTTGCTCTCCCGTAGCTCCTACCGCTCCTTGATTTCCAGTTGGGCCAGTTGATCCTGTAGGGCCTTGGGCTCCAGTTGACCCTGTTGGACCAGCAGCACCCTGAGCCCCTTGCGATCCTGTAGCACCAACGCTACCCTGCGACCCTTGCGAGCCTGTTACTCCTTGAACTCCAGTATCTCCTTGATTACCCTGAGTACCCGTTGACCCTTGTGACCCTTGTGACCCTTGTGCTCCCTGGACCGCAAATATATCCCAATACGTAGCATTTGGAGGTTCATTATCAGTATTTGTTAGGATACAAACATAAGTAGTCCCGCCTGAGCTTACAAGGTCAGTTCCTCCAATATACTCTGTCACACTATCCCAGATTCCTTGGTAGTCAACGCCAGCAGCTCCAGTCGCCCCAGTATCTCCTTGTGTACCCTGAGCACCAGTTGTACCTTGTGTACCTTGATACCCTTGTGCACCATTAACTCCCTGAGTTCCCTGAGCACCTACTGCACCTTGATCTCCTGTAGCTCCACTCGGTCCCTGATCTCCCGTGACACCTGTTTCTCCTTGATCTCCCTTGGCTCCGGTAGCACCAACTGCTCCTTCACTACCCTGTGATCCGGTAGACCCCTGGGCACCTGTAGCTCCTTGAGCACCTTGTGCACCAGTGACGCCTTGAGTACCTTGATCTCCTGTTACTCCTTGAGTTCCTTGATAACCTTGTTCACCAGAGATACCTTGAGCTCCCTGAGCTCCCGTAACACCTTGATCTCCCTGAGCTCCCGTAACACCCTGTGGCCCTTGTGAACCCTGATTACCCTGGACTCCCTGAGCTCCTTGGTCTCCAACTACACCTTGGTCGCCTTGTGCACCCACAACGCCTTGTGGCCCTTGTGAACCCTGCTGGCCCTCAATTCCCTGTGCACCTTGATTTCCAACTGAGCCTTGGTCGCCCTGGGCACCTGTCGCACCAGTCGATCCCTGCGCACCCATCGAACCCTGAGCACCTGTCGAACCTTGTGTGCCTTGGTAGCCACGGGGGCCTTGGTACCCTTGTGGTCCTTGAACGCCGGTTACCAGCGTTGCAACAGTACCCGAGTTATCTGCAACATCGGATCGCAAAAGCCTGTAAGCCTCGTCAACGAAATCGAGGCCGTCGTGAACCGAGTTTGGCCGGGTTAATACTTTTGGCGATTTCATCTTTCACCTACGTATTCGTACTCGAACTCAGTGCCGACGAAACTAAATGCCGAAGCACCCAGAACTTTTATCAGGAAATGCCGGCCTCTAACGTCAACGGCCAGCCGTTGCCTGAGAATGTCCTCATCGCCTTCCAGCGAGACAGTTCCGAGCGATTGCCACGAACTCTCGTTATCCCTCTTGATCGACAGAGTAAGCGTACCGGAGCTTTCGGAACGGATATACACGTACATCTGATAGAGCCGCTTGTAATAGGGCAACGCGCCCTTGTCGGCCATGTCGGTGCTCAGGACAAAGTAACTATCGTATGCCGAGCCGTTGTCCTCGTAGCCGCCGTGCATCAGGTATGTGTAGCCGTCGTCGTCCCCGCATATCTCCATCGGGAATCCGCTGGACTCTTCAACTGCGTCCCACGAGTCCCATGCCCATGCGTCCCATGTATCGAACGGCAGGGTATCCCACGTATAATTGCTCTGCCGCGAGTATTCGCCAAACGCCGTTACCGCAATGTCGATATCGGTATCCCACCTCGCCTGTTTCGGCTTGAATACGATCACTTTGTTATTCGCCGTCGCCGTGCTGCCGTAAGGTACGGCCCACCGGAGTTCCTGGTATTCGTCCATCGCCTGAAAGCGTATGTCGATAAGCTGCGACGGGTTGATGTCCCTAACGGTCTTGTTGAGTGCCTCGCTGATCTTGCCGGCCTGAATCTCCCTAACGGACGCATCACTGCCGTAGTAGAATAAGTTGCCGTCCCAGTCGTTGCCCACCGAACCGGGAGCAGATGAGCCTATGGATTGAAACATCGCCGACTGTGCTATGGGAATACTGCCGCCGACGAACCACAGCTTTGCAATCGACCGACTCTTGAAAACGATGAGCATATCATGCCAGTAGCCGAATCCGCCCTCAATCTCGCCGTCACCGGATATTCGGTATGCCCCGGCGTCTTTCGATGTGTCCTGCCGCCATCCGTCGGAAGAAACACCATCGCCGATGTTCGAGGTATAGATGTGATGCTGATATCGCGTGCCGTCGGACAGTTCGACGTTGCCGAGAACGAGGTAACTCTGCCATGAGGCTATGAACTTGGCCTTTGCGATGTAATCCGCCGTCGTAGAGTAGTTGGTGTCGATGTTGTCAAACGTCGTCCCTGCGCCGCCGTCCCACTGGACGGGCCTGTCGATGTTGTTGGTCGCGCAGAGATAATCACCGTACTGCACTGCATCCCAATAAGTACACGTACCGGACGATGTGAATAAACTGCTCCATTCAGTTGTCGAGGTTTCCCAGTAATAGATATGGGCCTTCGTAAAGCCCACCAGCCTCTCGGTGCTGTCCGAGAGAACGAATCTCTCGTACCGCTGTGCCGGATTGCCGTCGGGAAATGCTACCTTGAGGAAATTGACGCTGGCCGGGTTCGTGCTGGCAACGTTGGCATCGTTGAAAACGAAGTCGGAAGGCGTCGACGCCGTGATATCGCCGGTCACCGTAAGAACTGTCGAGGTCGAGTTGTATGCGGCCGTGGTGCTCAGGATGAACTGTTCGTAATTGTCGTCGTTATCATAGACCGTCACGGTAGCGCCGGACGGAAACTGGGCGACGTAACTTCCTGCAACCGAAATTGTATTGGCGGAAGTATCGACGGTGCTGATAGGATAGATCGTCCTGACAAGCTCCTTCGTGCGCATCTTGAGCTTCTTTATCTCGCCGTCCCATAGCTGTATCGCCGTGTTCTCGTGAGTCACGGCATTCTTCAGCAGGATCGACGGGAAGTCTTCCCTCTCACCAAGTACTGGGCTATAGACTTGAAATCTTTTCATCTAGTAACCTACCGCAAGCCAGTAGAATCCATCTCTCGCTGAATTTGGACATCTCCAATTGAAATCACCTAAGTTTGATACGGCGTTAAGAGTAACGCTATCAGTCGTCGCCGCGCCACCTTCCACCATTGTGAGCGTTATAGACAGCACGGCAGTTGGAAAGGCTGTCCCGTAGGTCACTGTCCCGGATGTTGCCCCTATGGCCGTATAACCGCCCTTGATTATTAAGCCGTTGGCGAACGTGACGCTCTGACCCCCCGCATACGCAGCCGGCGTCATATTCTGAGTGTCAACCTGGTCGTCCACATACTTCTTGTTTGCCGCATGGTAGTCTGTGGTGGGAGCGGATGAAGGCGTTACAGGAAACGAACTGAACGTCTTGACCCCCGCAACCGTCTGGCTGCCCGTCAGGTTGCACGAGTTAAGAATACCGCCCGTGGTAAGCTGAATCTCGTTACCGGCCTCATCGAGAAAGTGCAGTTCAACCACACCCGAAACGTCTTTGGTATAGAGAAAGCCCTTGTTCGTGACGTTGGTGGGCGTTGTCATCGGGGCGTTGAACTTAATTTTCTTATGTTCGCCGGCGGCGTCCTCGGTATACCCGCTGCCACTGTCGCTGCCAACGTAGTGGTCGATATTGAGAAGTTCCGCCACGGCTGCCGCCAGTGTCCGAATGACGTTGTCGCCGAGTCTGGGGCTTTCGCCCGTCGATGCCGGCCGATTAGGATTTAGCGCATTATTTTTGCTCATAATTATTCCCTTGAGTCATGACGAATCTGCACAACTGCCATCTCGCATGGCTCGTGCCTGGACATCTCGTTTTCGTACTTCTGCCGCATACTCTCGGCCTTGTCGTGGATCTCGTAGTCGTCGTAGATTTTCATACAGACGAAGAACACAACAGCCATCTTGAGTTCATCTACAAACTCAAGCGAACTGACGTCGGATGCGTGATACCTGGAATAGTACAGCGTATAGCTCTTATCGTTGTCGGGCGTCGGCCTGACGTAGATAGTGCCGTCCCTGTACGCATAACCGGCTATCTTGGCCGCCCGCCATTCGGCGAAGGTAATGGGGTCGAGCAGACTGTCGCCGAGATACAGGTCGTCGATTGCCGCTTCAGACTTCACCATATCCGTAGGTGCGGTTATCGTATTGTCGGCGGCGGACAGCGTCCCGGTTGCCTCGTCCCTGAGATTCAGCAGTCTCGCGGAAATCTCTCTCACCGCCTCCTGAGTAAACGTGGTGATTCCGGCACTGGTCAAACCACTGGTGTTATCCCGCCTGGTAATCTGCCGCACCCGGCTTTCGATAATCGAAGACGTTAGCGATGTGCTGACGCCCGATGATATCAACGCGCCTGTCTGGCCGCCTGTGCTCATAGCCGCACCTGAAAAAGAAAGGATGAGGGCGGGTTAAGCCCACCCTCATCGGTTAGTATTACCATCAATCGGTTAGTATTACCATCAATCGGTGAGAACCGCCGTATCGACACATATCGTGCCGAAGTCCACGGAGTTGAAGACGGACTTCTTGACACCGCAGATCATGTCGGTGTGCACCTCGTACTTGGTGTTATGAGGTGCGTCATTGTAACCCGACTTCCAGACCGGCATCTTGCCCCAACCCAGGCATGTGGCCTGAGCGCCAAGAAACAGTGACCTTGCAACAGTGACGCCGTTGTAACAGACGTCGGCACTGGTATCGAAGAACTCGGGCGCCGTTACGCCAGAGGCTCCGGTACGCCTGTGCAGCAGGTCGGTACTCTTGATGACGACGTTGTCCCAGACGCCGTCTGCGCCGTTGAATATCCAGTTGTCCCTTACGCTTCTGGGCAGGGCGTTGAGAGTGGCGTTCTTCCACTTGGTATCGGCCTGCAACTGCTTCTTTTGCAGCAGGTCGATCAGCATCAGATACCACGGCTCGCCGTTGACCATAATCGGGCGAATCGGAGAAACGGCGTTGCCGCTGCCGTCAACGGTCATCCTCGCCATACGCCGCACGTACTCGATGACATCGGTGCCAAAGAGATGGTTGGATGTCGAGGTGATGAGTGCGTCGGTGGCCACACGGCTGATGGTGCCGCTGGAATTCTGTCCGCCGCCGAACCATCGAGTAGCCGTTGCGCCCTTGGTAAGCGACGTCTGGTTGACCGTAGCAATCTGAACACTCGAAACATCGACGGCATTGGCCCCTGTAACTCGGCCCGCAATGTGATTCTTGGATACCAGGCCGCTCAAACTGCAAATGAGATCGGAACACTGGACCATACCTACCCACTGCCGGGCGGTTGTCTGAGCTTTTGGGCGCAGCTTCGTCCACGCCGACTGCTCGGTCATATTGCCGTTGAGCGGGAAACTGTGACCTCTTTCGTGGAGTTCTACGCTCATGTCGTAAAAGGTCATCGCCTCGCCGTTGCCGCTATACGCACCGTCGTCGCCCTGGCCGTCGCCCGTGGGCAATGCCTGGAGTGCAAACGTGAGCTTGTCGCCCTGCTCCTTCAGGAAGTCTTTCGACACCTGAATGATCTTGTCCGGTCCCGGACCGATATAGGGAGTCAGGGGGTTTTGCTCGAACGCAAATTTGAAGTCCTTCTCGGACCACTTCTGGGGCACCAGGTTAGTGTGTGTGGAACCCCTCTTAAAAGTTGCAGCTGCCATTATAAACTACTCCCGCACCCGACGCGGAAGAGTCGTTTCGTCATTCAGTGCCGTAGACGGCGGCGAATATCTCATCGTCTGTCATCTCGCGGCCCTCGTTGTCGGTCAATTCGTCCTCTTTTGCCGGGGCTTTTTCTTGCGGTTCCGTAGTCTGAATGCCGAGCGCGCTCCTGAGAGCGTCTACTTTCGTCTTGCAGGTTTGGTACAGTACCTCGGCCGGGCTATCGGCATCGAAGCACGCCCGCTTTTCGGCGTCGCTGAGCAGCCCGTTATTGATAGCAGCTTTGGTCACAACATCGTAATCGACGTGAGCCTTTCGCACGGCCTTTTCGGAAGTCACTGATTTATCTGCCAGCGACTCGTACTGCTGCCGTCGCTGCAAGTCGGCCTCTATGGCCTGTAGTGATTCCTCATGGGCCTTTGCTCTGGTCTCGGCGATTCTCATTGTGCGTGCGTCTTGCCATTTACGCTCTGCAAGTTGCACTGACGCCGGAACGAAATCGTCGTCGGGATTTTCTTCGACGTGCTTCTCAAGTGGAGACGGCTCTTCTGTGCCGGGCTTTTCCCCGCCCGTCTGGGTACTGGCAGTCTCCAACCGCTGTCTGAGTTCGTCCCGTTCCTTCTCGGCCTGCTGTGCCCTCTGCCTGAGCTTGATGTGCTCCTCGACCGGAACTCTAAGATCGGCCTTTTGCTCTGGCTTCGACTCGGATGGAAGCAGATTGCTGATTACCGATTCGACCTCTGCGTCAGCGTCGGCCTCTTCGTCCTCAGTAGAGTCAAGAGCCGCCTGTGTAGCGTCCACATTGTCGTCGTCCCCTGTTTGTTCGGCTTGCTGAGTTTCCTCATCCGAATCCTTTGTTTTCTGGGACATGGCGCCGGGTGTTCCCTGCGGGGCGGTTTCCTGATCTGCCTCCTGCGATTCCGGGTCGAGATTGAGATGTTTGCTAAGGGCCTCCGGGCCGCCTGCATCTTCGACGCCCTCTCTGTAGAACGCCTCTGCATCAAAATCTGCGGAACCTTTTTCTTTACTTGTCATAGAACTACCCTTTCGTTTATGCCGCCCTGGGTTACGTTTGGGCGTCAGCTACCCGGCGAAATCCGTCGCCGTTGCGGGCCGCGATTCACCGCTGCGGCTTGCGTAGGTAATAAAAAAAGCCCCATCGACCTGACCACAGGTCAATAGAGCTTCGTTTGTTACGATCGTCTCGTTAGACGTTATTCAGTTGTCGGTAACAGGGCTACTGCTTGGCGGCCTGCTGGATGGCGCTAGTGCGAACCTTCAATTCCGCACGCACGGCTTTTCCGAAGGTCTTGTCCTTCTTCATTCTCAACTTGATCTTTTCTGCTTCGACCAAGGTGGATGCAGCGCCTTCAATCTCCCATTTCTTTTCTTCACTGGTTGCCATTTCCGGAACCCCTGTCATTTCACGCTTCTCTCTATTCCATTGTCGTCTGCCACGTTACTGTTCACATACTTACCGTTCTGCAAGTTAAACGTAACCTTACCGTAGAACTTCGGCAATTTACGGGCAAGTTCTTCACCGACCTGCCTGAGCACTTGCTGTTCGTACAGCCTCGCGGCCTCGTATTCGGGGGGGGCATGGCTCATGCAATCTCCTTTTTAGCTGCAAGATACACCTGGAACATATCCAGAATATTGAGTCTGTGCCAGTGGCCGCAGACAGTTTCACCGTCGGCCCATATCTCATATCCGGCGGCCCTGATCTTGTCGCTGAAGTATATATCCTCGCTCTTGAGAACGTCCGTCCAGTGCTCGTTGTACGTCGTCAACTGATATGGCGGCTTGAGCTTTTTGAGTACATCTCTGCGAACGAGCAGGCCCGTTCCACCCACCCGATAGCACTTGAACAACCTTTTCGGCAGTTCATCGGGACCGACGTTTTCGAGTTTGGGATTTTCTTCTGTGTGGCCCTCCTTGGTGACTATTGTGTTCCATAGAAACAGAAAGTGCTGGTCGTCCCGCTCGTACCGGCAGATAGGAGTCGGGGCACAGACAACGGGTTTGTTGTGCCTGAGCAATACCTCGATGGTGTAGTCATTGGCCGGCGGAGAATCGTCGTCGAGAAAGAAGATATGGGTTTTCTTCGGATGATTGATGAGGAAATCAGCAATAGCAACATTTCTGGCGAGTTCTGGCGCCTTGCTCGGAATCATCTTGCAATCGGCGATGCCGCGAGCAACCGCCTTGGTAATGAACGTACTGGTCTGCTGGCAGGTCAGGTGCTCAGGGTTATGCGGGCGCACGATAAGCACCGGCGGCTCTACCTTGCCTATGTAGGTTGTTCGTCTCTTGGTTCGGTTAAGTTTTCTCATTGCTTCTTTAACTACTTCCTCTGATTTTCTGTTTTATCAGTGACGTGCTTACGTCAGACGTCGTCGGGATGAACTCAACATCCACAGTTTCCATCATCTTTTTCAAGTGCCCCGGCATCAATTCCTTCCAGTTGTCGCCAAGAAATACCATGCCGACACTCAGACTCTTCATGTGATTGGCGTCAAACTGCACGTCCTGCCTGACAACCGAATCCGCGAGTTTAAGTGCCTTAATAATCTCCCGTCTCTGCTCGTAAGGTATAACGGGTGCTACTCCTTTGTATCCAAAGGCGTGTTCGTCACTCACGACACCAACGACCAGTCTGTTGTTCCCGGCTCTAGCCCTTGCCAGTTTTATGGCCCTTAGATGGCCGATATGAAACAAGTCCCACACCCCCGCTATGTAACATGTTTTCTTCTTCATTCTCCACCCGTCATATAATCCTCATGCTGCTTCTCTCTATCTTTTACGTCGCCTTTGAAATTGAAGGTTCCGTAGAACCCACCCTTGGGCGTTCGCCAGTCTTCGCCGTAATGCTCCACAAAGAATTCGTCCGTCATTGCCGGCACACGAAACTCCGTACCAAGAAACGGGATTTCCCGGAACTTCGAGAAATAGTCCTTTTTCTCAACCCTCGGCCCCCAACACCAGCCCTCGCCATATCGTGCCATGACATAGAAATCAATGTACATGCCGTTGCGCAAAAGCGATACAACCGCGTCGTCATAAGTGGTTCTTATGATTTCAAAACCCTGTCCTCGAAGCGTAAGAAGCGACTGGAACACCTTCTCCATATCCTTCTCAAAGACGCCGATATCGGTGTCCTTGTCGTGCGCAATAAACCCATTGTCTCTCACTGCACCGAGCATTGTACCGAACATCAGCCAAAAGACTATTCCCTCGGCATCAAGTACCGCTTTGACTACCAGTAAGTTCTCAGTAGCTATAGGAATGTCCAACGGCTTCGGCAACGACTGCAAATCGTAACTAAGCTCTTCTTGCTGTCCGTCAGTCACCCTATGTGCAATGCTTGGGTTCATGTAAATACCTCAATGACGCAGTAACAGAACTTGCATAAAATATGCAACATCTGATCCTGGCTTATATTCAGTTTCGACTCACACTTGGCGTAATCAATCCACCAATGCAGAACAATCTCTGCGACACCCAACATGAGTGATTGAGTCACATAGAAAACAACAGCGCCGTGCACAATAGCATGAGCGGTAAGCCAGTAAGGCCAAGAGGGAACAGTATTCTTGTGGCCGTTGGGAATCCGACCCGGTTTATTGTGTCGGCTCTTAAGCTTCGCCATAACGTCGCTCTGAAACACGAAGTCTGCAAAGACGTGGGCAGCCAACAAGAGAAACAGCAGTTCCAGTATCACTATTTGCCTCCTTTAAGCTTGGCAACCCAGTATTCAAGCAGGTCGCTCATGGTCTGCTTCAGTGGTATCTCCGGCTGCCAGCCAACCACTTCTTTGAGTATTGCGCAGTCACCTCTTTGAACCTGAATATCTATGGGTCGATAGAACGGCGCGTGTATTTTCTGCTCTATACCGTCCAGGCCGGAGGCTTCTATCAACAGGTCGGTAAACACCTGCATCTTGTGGACATCCGGCCCGCAGACGTTAAAGACAGTCTTTTTCGTATCGCTCTGCATAAGCAGGTAATACGCCCTAATACAATCTCTGACATCCATTACAACTCGCTCGGTCTGAAGATTGCCCACCAACAACGTCTTGTCCTGCATCCCGAGCATCATACGTGCCAATTGTATTGCATCGGATGAGATGCTGAACTTATGGCCCCTGCGAGGCCCGGTATGGCTGAACGCCCGCGTGATAAAACCGTTGATCGAGCCATTGGCGATACGCTCCTGCGCAAGCAGGTCTATTGCGGCTTTCGACGCACCATAGGGATTGACCGGCGACAGTGGAGTCCTTTCGGTCATGTCACAACTCTGGTTGCCGTACACCTCCGAGCTTGAGCAGAAATGCAGCCGGCAATTGTGACTCTGGTGCTTCTCGATGCAGTCGATCAGGTGTACCGATCCCATGACGTTGGTTTCCCACGTCATCACCATTCTGGTAAAACTGGTTGGCGGGTGCGACTGTGCGGCCAGATGAAATACGCCGTCGAACTGGTTCTCCCCTATGACACTTTCAATGGACGTATAGTCTTGAAGATCCCCGACGAGCCAGTCGATAGAACTGATTTCATCGGCGGACATTACATCGAGAAGGTCCATCTGCCTGCCGTTGCTGCCGCGAATAAGACCGAATACATTGTGGTTCTTTTCAAGTAGCAGCTTAGCCAGATGAGCACCGACGAATCCCGTAATGCCTGTGACAAGATAGTTCATTTGTGAGTCCTTGCAATCTGTTCGACCCGGTCGAGTGTTATCGCGTCCCAGCACTTGAAGTCGTTTTGGCAGGGCAAATTACTGTAGCAATGCCTGTAATCAGTATCGCTTACAATGTTTTTGTGCCCAGTATATCCGGTCCATGCGGGGTCGCTGAATCCGCCAAAGACCACCACAGCGGGCACATTCAACGCGGCGGCAATATGCGAAACCCCGCCTTCGGCACAAACAACAACCTTATATTCTGAGATTTTCCTAACCAATTCCACGGGTACGTCGCCATCAGTTATTTCGGGTATTGCTTCAAAGCCGGGACGTTTGGCCAACTCTTCAAAGTGCGGCCATACGCGCTTGGAATGATAGTTGCGGCGATGCAACGTCTGAACACCAATTACATCGCGCTTCGGCGGCAAGCCGGTAAGATAGAGTTCAGGCCGCAGCATCGGAGGTTCAGTGTGTAAGTCGTAGTGCGTGCATATAATACGCCAGTCCTCAATTATGTGATGCTCCGTCGGGAGCTTGCCGGAATCAGGCGCTGTGTACATCAAAAGAACGCCTTCAGGCTTATCACCAACCTCATCAATATATGGGTTGCCTTTCAGCAGGCCGGGCCGGCTCGTATTCACAACCAACTTACAGTCGGGGTACGTTTCCTTTATTCTGCGAAAGGACGGCGTTGCGAACAACAGATCACCAATACCCCAAAACGATTGTATAGCTATAGTTCTTATTTTACATATCCACCCACGTCCAGTCTGTGTTTGCCGTTGCATCGAACGGCTTGCACTGCGTTATTTCCGGTATAGAAAAATCCTTGAACCAGTTTTTGCCGCGATAATTCATGTAGCAATGCTGAATCAAAACGTCCAGCCTGGCAGATTCCGGCTCGAATATCTTATGCTCGCTCAAAGTCTTGGATACATTGACTTGCGACTTCTTGACAGCACAAGACAGTGGAATCATTTCCCTGCCGCCGCCGGTGGCTTTCCACAATGAGTGCCAAATATCAAAACACTTCCTGCACTTGTCGGATTTGGTAAAGCCAATGAAACCGCCGCAGTAGATTTCCAACGGAAGTGTTTCCTGTGCCGTACTCATTACCCGTTTGGCGATAGCAACAACCTTGTCACCAGGTTTCCAGTCATAGTAGCGAAAGAGAACCATGTCGTGATCTTCGAGCCGGTCAAACACCCGCCCTATACCGGGATTCTGAATAAGCGAATCACAATCTATGTAAATGGTCCTGGCGAACGGAGTATGGAAAAGCATCTGCGTCTTGACGAAACGATTTTCTTCCTGCTTCATATCGAATACGGTGAAGGTGATGTCGGGCACTTCGGACCAGAGGTCGCAGCGATCGGCTTCGGGGATATTGGTCAGGACGTGAATGGGTAGGTCGGTAAACTGCCGGGAGTGCCACATTGTGTGTGCCGCCATGCTGTCGTAATCTTCACCGAACGCTACTGTGATGATACCATTATCCATCACATTCCCTCCCCGACAATGCACGCATTGGGATACTTCCCGCACAGCTTCTTCTCACACCAATACGTACCGGCGGGAGCGTACTGCATCTTCAATGTGGAAGCCACCACTGAACCCACAGACATATCGTGGCGATGCCCTCCGACGGTGTCGTCGTCGGAAACCTGATGTTTCTCGTTAGTCCACGCGCCCTGGAACATGCCGTCAATAGTCATGCAGTGGAGCATTTCATCGAGAAACAACGTCGCCTTGTCATTGCGAAAGTCCAGCCCTATCAGTCCGCCGTCGTGCATCACCATAGCCTTGGCTTCGAGACGCGAGAGGCCCAGCTTCTCAATCGCAACGTCCGACGTCCAGTCGCCGACGGTGTAGCCCTCGGACCGTTGCAGGACGTAACCCGCGTCAGTGATCCCGTCGAATATTCCGTCCAAAGGCTTGGCAGCGTAGAACGAGCAGTCCAGCCACAGCGCCTGGTCGTAGCCCATCTCTCGAACACAGTCGAAGGCCCAATACTTGAAGCCGTAGGGAATGTCGTAGTGGCTCGGACAGTCCGGGTGAGACGTGGCGTTGAAGAGGAACACCGACTCTTTCCAGCCGACACTTGCAAGGCTCTGCAACAATCTCGCCTGCCCTCTCGGATACCAGCCGCCTTCGGCGTAGTTTATGATGCAGCGTTTCATCCTTCCGACCACCCCCCATGATTCAAAAATAGAAATCTGTCGTCGTCCTTCTCCTGCGAACTGTACGTCAGAATATGCTCGATGAACGGTCCCATGCCGAGATTGTGACCTATCACCGCACCCGCCGTCTGGTCGTGCCGGTGACCCAGAACCCTGCCGTCTTCAGACGCCTCCCGGCTGTTATTGCTCCACGGTCCTTCAAACGCCCCGGATTCCGACGCCAAGACATACTGATCGAGAAAAGCCCGGCACTTCTTATTGGCCGTCAGGAAACCCATTACGCAGGCCATGAGATTGGGAATGGTGAACGATTCTTCCCTGC